TCACCAGTACTAATCAAGATGCAGAAATCGACCTACTGATTCCAAAAGTAAGCGAACTAGTAAAAACATATTGCCGCCGCACATTCGTAGACTACTACGACGAAGCAAAAACTGAAGTATTTGACGGCGGCTACGGCTCGCTGATCTTAAAAGAAACACCCGTTACACAGGTTATCAGTGTTCAACAAAGCACAGACTATGGTCAAACTTACACTAAGCTAACAAAGTTCGCAGACTGGGTACCAACAGGAGACTTTGTAGTAGCAATTGATCCCAGCGGATTTAAGCCAATGATCAATGGTTACAAGGTAAGTTATTTTGCTGGATACGAAACAGTACCAGAAGACTTGCGTTTGGCAGTACTAGATTTGGTTACATACTATCGCAAAAATGATGGTGCTATTCATTCAACCAAAGCACCTGGCACAAATGCTGTGCAAATTGAATACATCTCAACTACTAGCTTGCCAGCACATATTAAACGTGTCTTAGACTTTTATGTGGCGGATTATACATAATGGCATTTTACACAGCTGATTGGTTTAAAAAGTTAGTTAAAGAAGACCATGCATATATTCAACAGTATATTACTAAAAAAGACAATGATCTTCGTAGCTACATAGATAGTACACTACCATTTACTCTATTCTTGGATATAGGTACTATACGTAAAAGTATTTTAATACCAGAGTCAAAAGCTATTCAAGATATGACTCAGATTTTAAACCTAGACAGTCCAAATCTTATTATTGATAATTTAGATTTAGCCTATCAGAAAACAATTACTGAGTATATTAATACTTTCCCAAATATTGATAGTTCTGAATTAGCAAATACTCTAGCTACGCTAAATGCTAGTATTGCTAATGAAAGTGGGACAATTAAGAGCACTATTCAAACGTTATTCAAGCGAACAGTAGTTGTAAAAGAACTATCCAAGAAAAATAAAAGCGTTCTTATTATATCCCCTAAATTTACTACTATTCAAAGTGACTTTGGTAAGCGCGTTAAAGGAAACTTTAATTACGATGCTTTTTCAGACTTAATTGATGATAATTTAGGTAACAGCCCTAGAAACTTAATTAAAGCATATTTAGCTAAAAACTTTGGAGTGTTACAAAATATTGGTCACGTAGAAGTAGATGTTATTAGTTCTAAGCAAGGTTCATCAGAAGTAAAGCGGGGGCTAGTAAGTCCAAGATTACTACAGGCTTTGTTAGAGTGGCCAAAAGACGCAAGACCTGATAAATTAGTGCGTAGTTTTAGTAAAGAAACAGGGCAAGCAGAAACACGCATTATTGTTAGAAAAAAGTTTAATAATAGTAAGTTAGTGTTAGAAATGTTAATTGAGTCAGGCCTTATGATAGGATCCCTGGAATCTCAAGCAGTTAACCTCCAAAAAGCTACAAAAGAACGAGCATTTGGAATAGGCAAAGCCCTTTCTACTAGAATAAAACAAAATGCCAGTTTACTTTTAGACTTAGTAACTTCAAAGAGTTTACGTCAATATATATCTGAAAATATTAAATCACATCTGTTAGACGGCAAATCTTCCGGAAACTATACTAGCAATACACCAATTGTACAGAAAACCAAAGTAACTAGAACAAAGAACAAAGTCGAGTTACCAAAAGTAAAACCAGTTTCCGCATCGGTACCAAGTCTTGGGTCCACAGTAACTTCAGTTAGTAATCTTACTGATCTAGAAAACTTACTGAGAGCTGCTATTAATAAAACTGTCAAAGACAACATGGGTGATGGAAACAGACGAGATATTCTAAACTTACGTACAGGTAGATTAGCAGATAGCGTAACAATTGAAAGAGTATCTAGAAGCAGGGCAGGAATGCTTTCTGTATTTTATAGCTATATGAAATACCCTTACGCCACATTTAGTTTAGGTGGAAGGCAAGGTACCCCTAAAAGCAGAGACCCTAAATTGTTGATTTCTAGCTCAATTCGTGAAATTGCACAAAGCAGTGTGTCCAATAGATTGAGGTCGGTATTAGTATGAGCAAACGTACAAAAATATTAAAGGCTATGGCCGAAAAGTTCAAAGAATTAGATGGTAGACCAGAATACCATACAAACTTAACCAATAATAGTTTTCCAAAGCTAAAGTTTTGGGACGAAGTAGAAGACTTTCCTTGTGTTTACCTAAGCCCAGGTAACGAAACTCGTGAGTACCATCCCAGTGGATTTAGTTGGGCTTACTTAATGGTTAGTGTGAAATGTTATGTTAAAAGCGAAGACACCGCGCAAGACCAGATTGAACTATTACTAGAAGATTTAGAAAAGTGCATAGATGCAAATCGTGTACTAGTCTATGACCAAGAAAATAACTTGGAGACGACTGAAATACTAGTTCAGTCTATTACTACAGATGAGGGGTTACTAACGCCTTATGGTGTAGGAGAAATAAACCTACAGGTGCGATATGCACGCGACTAACTAATAAAGCACAAAGCACAGATAAATGTCTAGTCTGAGTGCTTTTAGTTACAAATAAAAAAGGAATAACTATGGCAGTTAATTTAATCCGTAATAGTAGAGTGTTCTTTACTACTAACGTAGACAGTCAAGGCCGCATTCGTGCAGGCGCATACAAAAACGAAGCAGATCCGTTTTCAACCACTAATACCTGGGAAATCCAAGTATTAGAAGGCATGAGTTTTAGCCAAAATACAACAGTAGATACTGTTACCTTAAACGAAGCTGGAGAAACTCCTGCACGTGGACAGCGTAGCTTTAACACTGCACTAGAACCTCTGGACTTTTCATTCTCTACATACCTACGCCCATACTTAGACTCAACCACAATTACTTGTGAAGAAAGTCTATTATGGAACGCGTTTGGTGGTGCTGCAAAAATTGGTACAGCAGGTGCAGCTTGGACAGACGGCACAAGCCCTTCTCCAGGCGTACTAGGCCTAACAAACTCTAACAAACACCAATTGCAAGCTTTTGGTATTATTGTTGTGTTCGACGACCTAGCTTATGCACTTGATAACTGTGCTCTAGATACAGCAACTATTGACTTTGGTATTGATGCAATTGCGTCGATTCAGTGGGCAGGAAAAGGAAGCTTGATTCGTCAAATTGCTCTGTCTGCTAACCAAGCAAGTCCAGTTGTATTTACAGGTGCCGATGTTGGTGCTGTTGGTCCTGAACAAGCAAATGCCAAAAACACTGCTGCAAAATACATCACAAACAAATTAAGTACTCTGCAAGTCAACAACGATATCAACGATTTTGTTGGAACTGATTTTTCCGTGCCAATTACTGGCGGATCAATCACAATGAGTAATAACCTAACTTACTTAACTCCAGCTAACTTAGGTGTTGTTAACTTACCTATTACGTATTTTACAGGTACTCGTAGTATCACAGGTACCTTAACAGCCTACTTACGTAGCGGTGCAAATAACACAGGTGGATTGTTAAGTGGCTTACTGGCCAGCGCAGCCACAGAAATTAACCCTAGCTATGCAATCAATATCCAAATGGGTGGTGGTGCAAATGCTACACGCGTAGATTTAAAACTACCGGCAGCTATGTTGCAAATCCCAACAGTTAACACTGAACAGGTTATTAGTACAACATTAACGTTTACTGGTCAAGGTTTTGCAGGTTCTGCCTTTGATATTGACCAAGCTAACGAAGTTACCGTTAACTACTACGCAACAGCTTAAGCTGTAATGTTAGCAGCAGGTGCTGGGCTGATCTCCAGCACCTATTTTTTTAATCCAATACAAAATACAATAGGAATAACATGGCACAAGAAATTAGCCTTAAGTCGTTATTAGTACCCTCAAAAACAGTAGAAGTAGAATACCCAGGTATGTCTGATTTTACTATTAAACTTGGTTTTATGAGTCGTGAGACCTTAATTAACCTACGCAAGAAAGCTACTAAAAATACTTTTAAAAATCGTCAGGTTCAAGATGAGTTTAACGAAGACTTATTTTTGGAACTATATGTTGATGCAGCAATCAAAGGTTGGAATGGTTTGAAGTTTAATTACGTAAACTTACTAGTACCAGTTGATGTGTCTGCTTTTGACCCTGAAGATTCTTTAGCATACAGCAAAGAAAATGCTTTGATGCTTATGAAAAATAGTTCACAGTTTGACAACTTTATCAGTGAACAGGTAAACGATTTAGCAAATTTTACGACGAACAGTTAATTACTGTAAAACAACAGTTAATTAACTACCAGCAAAACAGTGCGATTGGTATGGCCAAGGAACAGTATTTTGATTTGTGCGAACAAATGGGAAATGCTCCTGTACCAGAAGAAATACCAATAGAACTACACGAATTCCCATTAGAAGTACAAGAAGCGCTTTGTATATATAAAACTTTGCGTGACGACTGGGAGTTTGTAGCTGGAACTTATTTAGGTAAAAAACTAGATACAGTATTCGATCTTTTTAGTGCTTATGGAATCCCTTCTGAAGACCATAGGACTTATTATGAGTTAATAGCTATGGTCGATTCAGTACGGATTGACGAAATGCGCAAGCAAACCAAAAAACCCGCCAATTAATTTTAGCGGGTTTTTTTATTACTAAAAAATTTTTGGGTTGACAGGTTAAACCTATAGTGATATAATGGTAGCCAAGAGTTATTGAAATTAAGTTTATTGCCGGGAGAGTATATGGCAGGTAATACAGTAGAATATGAACTGTTGTTTAGTGATAAAAGCAATTCAATGCAAAAGCGCATTGATGATGCAAAAACATTGAACAAAGAAATGAGCCAAGCGGCTAAGAGTTCCTTTAGGGCCGAGGGCGATAAGGGGATAAGTGGCCAGGATTACGGCAGAGCCAGAGGTGCCGCTGGTACAGGTGCAAGCGCACGTGACTTTGCAAAAGAATCGCAAGGCTTGGGTGGATTGGTGCGACTATACGCTACCGTTGCGGCTAACTTATTTGCTGTTGGCGCGGCATTTAATAGTTTGCGCGAGGCTATGAATACTACCAACATGGTGCAAGGTCTTAACCAACTAGGGGCAACAAGCGGACAAAGCCTTGGCACACTAGCAAAAAATTTAGCCACGGCCAGCGGTGGAGCTTTGAGCTTACGTGATGCAATGGAAGCTACTGCAAAAGCTACCAGTGCCGGTATGAGTTCAAGACAATTAATGCAACTTGGTAGTGTTGCCAAAAATGCTTCCCAAGCACTAGGCTTAAGTATGACAGATGCTGTTAGCAGATTAACGCGTGGTATTGTTAAGCTAGAGCCAGAATTATTAGACGAACTTGGTTTATTTACTAAAATCGGTCCTGCAACTGAAGAATACGCTCGTAGCGTAGGTAAAAGTGTATCTGCACTAACTGACTTTGAACGTCGTCAAGCCTTTGCAAATGCGGTACTAAAGGAAGGCACCGACAAGTTCAATGCAATTAATATACCTACCAACCCTTATGATAAGTTACTAGCAAGTTTAAAAGACCTAGCGCAAAATGGTTTAGAAGTAGTTAATAAGTATCTGGGACCTGTGTTAGATAGTTTAAGTCAGAGTCCTGGCGCTCTAACAGCAGGTATTGCGTATCTATCTGCAATGTTGGTAAAACAAGCACTTCCAGCACTAACCGAGTACAGAGAAGGCCTACTAGCAAGTGCTAAGGCCTCTAAAGAAGCAGCAGACTACCGTGCAGCAGAAGCAAAAAAAGCTCAAGAATCTCAAGCCACCAAAGTTAGACAAATGGCTGAAAGCGCTGCCGAAAAAGAAGTTGCCGCAGCAGATGCTGCCGTAAAAAGAATTGAAGATTTACGTAGTACAAGTTTTGGCAAGCAGTCAAAAGGCTACGCAATATTACAAAAAGCCGCACAAGATGTTAGTAAAGAAGAACTAGACTACTTAAACAAAGTGGGTGCTCGTTACGAAAAGCAAGGTAAATTAGATATTGCTAATCGCTACTATGAGGCAGCAAAAGCAATTAATGCAAGTAAAAAAGCAGAAGAAGACTATGGCCGTGTAGTTGACGAAACAACTCGTAAATTAAATCAACAGCAAAGTTTATGGACTGCTCGTGGTCGTGCTGAAATAATGGCAAAACGCACAGCAGATGTTGCAGCCAGCAAGCAAATACTTAGTTCAGCTAGTACAGATACAAGTACGATTGGCGTATTTGGTGCATTTACAGAAATGAAGAAATCTCTAAAAGAGTCTGACATGGGTCCGATTCGCAAGGGATTTACCGCAATTAGCGGAGTAGCCACTATTGCAACTACAGCAATTACTGGATTCGTTGGAGCCTTACAAGGTGTAATCGGTCTAGCTACTGCTATTGCAGGTATAGCTATGCTTATTGATAGCTGGTTTACAAAAAATTCAGAAAAGGCCAAGGAGTTTACTACTGCCCTGGAAACTTCTGATGAAATGTTAAAAACATACGAACGCACTTTAGCTTTCTTAAGTAAGCAAAATCCTGAAGTATTATTTCAATCTAAAGCTTTAACTGCTCAAGCTAATGCCTTACAAGGACTAGTAGATGGTTTAACTACTGTTCGTGAAAAATTCGAAGACTTGGATAAAGCCACCTCAGGTTGGGATCGTTTTACCGATAGATTAGCTGGTTTAGTAGGAAAAGATCAGCTTAGTAAGTTTGCTGAAGGGACAGTAAAAAATATTGTACAAACAATTGCAGCTATTGATAGCGAAGTTGCTCGTGAAACCGCATTAAAAACAGTTACCGCTGAACTAGGCGCCCTAGGAGACGGACAACTACAGTGGTTAGACGCTATAAAAAGGGGTGGGCCGGAAGCAGCAAAAGCGGTTCAAAAAGTCGAACAAGCATTGAAGAAAGTAGCAAACGAGCAAAGTAATGTTGCTAGTCGCAGTACTGAGTTTGATGAAAGTATTGTTAAATTAAGCGGCACCTACAAAGACTTTACTAAGTCTGCTATAGACCAATCTCCGCTAACAAAATTAGGTGACGACCTAGCTGCATCAGCCGTAAAAATGGTAGCCGCTTTAGATGATCCAATAGCTGGTATTGGTAGTATGAAAAAGCTACTAGAAGATACTTCTGTGTTAGGAATATTTAATCCAGCACTTGTACAGCAAGTAAATAGACTTAAACCAGAAATTGATAGTTTAAATCAAAAGCACGGCCAGACTGTTATTCAGCTAAGAAATGCTCGGCAAGAAGTAATGGCATTGGAGTTAGAGTATCAAAAGTTAGATAAGATGTACGGCGGAGTAGATCGTGACTTAGTTGTCGCGCAAGGCGGCGATACTATTGGTATAGATAAGCTAGAAGAAGCCACTGCTAGAATGAATAAAAAACAAGCAGATCTTGCAGCTTTAGTTAGAAAGGATACTGAAGAGCGAGCTAAAATTGCAGAGTTAATGAACAGCCCAAAGTTCAAGGAAATTGCAGTAGAAGCTTTTGTTACTGGCAGTAAATTAGTATCTATGGCACTAGATCAAGCTTTTGAAAAAGCTCGTATTGATCTAGGTAAAGGTATTATTGGAATGATGGGAAGTACTCCTGGAATTGCAAAAATTGAGTCGCAAATGAATCAAGCTGAATTTGCGCTGCAAAAAAGAGCCGTTTCTTTACAAGAAGAGATGCTTAGAGCTCAGTACTCTCAAATAGCTGCTACAATGGCTAATACTGCTGCTCTCAATTTAAAGTCAACCCAAGACGCGTACGGCAATATGGGTGCTATGAGAAGTCAACCAGGCATAGCGGCAGCTGAAGCAGCTATGGCCGAATCAGAACTAACTACTAAGTTTCAGGCATTTATAACTGGCGGTAAAAGTGCTCCTTCTTCAAAAAACTTCCTCCAAGATTTAAATAATGCCATGAGAACTTTTGGTAAAGATTCACCAGAAGTATCTGCCAGAATTAACCAAATGCGTATGGCGGTTAAAAGTTTCATGGATACTGCTGCTGAACGTGCAAAAATCACAACCAACGAACAGTTAGACAATATCAAAACCGAAGCAAAAGTCCGAGATGAAATCAATGTTTTAGCTAACGATGCTTTAAAACTACAAGCTACAGATGTTGCAGGACAAATACGTTCTATTGATATACTGGCTCAACAAAACGGTAGATTAACTGATAAGCAATTATTAGATCGCCAAGCCTTGGAAAATCAACAAAGCCAATTAGAGTATGATCAACAAATTAACTCAGTTATTGCTGACCGTGAAAAGTTTGAAATCTATATTGATGGATTAAAGAAGGCAGGTATCACAAAAGGCGTAGAAGAATTAAAGATTAACTTTACTAAGTTAGAGAACACTAAGAATTTATCTGCAGCTCAAACAAAAACCGACAAAGACAGGGTAACTGCTTTAAAGACTCAACAAGACCTAAACAAGAATATTTTTGAAGAAGAAAATATTGCTTTAAATAATAAGCTGTCTGTACAAGAAACCTATAATATACAGCAAAGTACCGCACTAGAATTGACAGAACTACAGCTAGAGCTAGACGAAAAACGTCTTGCATTAACCCCCCAAGATTTAGCTAACAAACAATCAGCTATTGCATTTAGAAAAATAGAACAAGAAGAAACCACAAAATTAGCTTCTCTAGAAATTAACTATTTAAAAGCTGTAACAGGTCTATTAAAACAATACCGCGATGCAGCCGAAGGTGATGCCGGTGAGGGTGTGCGTACACGAGTAACTCAAGACTTGGAAAATCTGTCTAACAGATATAAAACAGAAGTAAACGGCACAAGAACAGTTGCACAAGCTAAAAGAGACTTAACAGCAGAAGACGCTAAATATTCAGAACGCCAAAAAGCTTATGGAGAAGTATTTGAGAAAAGTTTTCAAAGCATGGGCGACGCGATGGTAACTTTCGCCAAAACAGGTAAATTCAGTTTTGACGACATGATTTCTTCTATGATAGAAGGCTTAATCAGATATGAAATGCAATTGCAAGCTACAGCAACATATGCGGCGTTTAGACCTGGGTTAATGAATGGTGTAGCTAGTATTTTTGACCGTAATTTTGAGGGTAGCGGATATACTGCTGCGCAACTAGCAACACTACCAAATGCAAAAGGTAATGCCTTTGATTATGGACTTCAAGCATTTGCCAAAGGTGGCGCATTTACCAACCAAATTGTTGACTCACCCACACTGTTTAAATTTGCTCGCGGCACAGGCTTAATGGGCGAAGCAGGTCCAGAAGCTATTATGCCCCTAAAGCGTGACAGCAACGGCAACCTTGGAGTTAGTAACCCCGGTGGCGGTGGCAACGTTGAAGTGGTTGTCAACAACTATTCAACTGCACAAGCCGAAACACGTGAAACAACCGACTCGCGCGGTAATCGCCGTATTGAAGTTATTGTTGGTGACATGGTTGCACAAGAAGTGGCTAAAACTGGTTCCGCAACACAAAATGCATTCTCTAGTACTTATGGTACTAGACCTGCCCTAGCAAGGAGATAAAATATGGCAATTCCAACATGGCCAACAGCAGGCAACTTTCCGCAAAGCCCCCAAAAGGGGTTTTCGGAAAGCATTGGTGTTAACGTAATACGAACTCAAACCGATATGGGTCCGGCAAAGCAACGCCGCCGAAGCAAGCGTCCATCAACCATGGACGTTAGCTTTATACTAACCACAGCTCAAACTCAAACACTAGAAACTTTTATCAACAATGACTTGCAGGGAGTAAACCGATTTAAGTTTACTCACCCACGTCTTTATACTACTATCGATGTTCGCATTGTTCCACAAAGCGATGGCGAATTTTTTAAACTGCAGTACCTTGCACCAGGGTACTGGCAGACTTCCCTTAAACTAGAAGTGTTACCATGAGCAGAATAAGCACATTAAGCGCAGCAGCCGTTCGTGCAATGTTTTCGTCAGAAACGTCAGAAACACTAATAATGCTGCTTACTATTTATGATCCTGATACCAGTACTACCCCAGTATTTCGTTTTGCGGATAGTTATACTGGCAGATTAGCTAGCCTAACCACAGACGCAGAAATTGTATATGGTGTACCAAGCCGTGGTCAAAATTATGTGTTCTTGCCAATGAACCTAAACTTGCCTGCTGAACAAGACACAGGGGTTGGTACTTGCTCACTTACCTTACAGTACGTAACACGCGAAGCAATTGAACTTATTCGCACAGAATTAACAAAACCTGTGCGAGTAGGTATTGAACTTGTATTGAGCGGTACGCCCAATACTGTGGAAGCAAGTTTTCCTGGCTTTTATATTACATCAGCTACGTATACTGCGGATGCGATTACTTTTGAGTTAACAATGATTAACTTATCACGTGAACCATTTCCGTGCTATAATTTTATTCCCAGCTACTTTCCAGGACTATTCTAATGGATTACAACAAGTACATAGGGTTACCCTACAAAGACAATGGCAGAGACACAAGTGGCGTAGACTGCTGGGGCTTAGCTCGACTATTTTATCAGCAAGAGCTTGGTATTGAATTACCAAGCTATACGGAGCTGTATGCCGGAGCTCACGACCCACAAGTTTCACAAGCCCTTGACGCCTACAAGGACACTTGGCAAGATGTTAGTCATGGTGCTGCAGGTGACCTGTGCTTGTTTAATATTTATGGTGAACCAGCACACGTGGGTGTGTACATTGGTGAGCGTAAGTTCCTACACGCTCGCGAGGGCCGCGATAGTGTAGTAGAGTCATTGGACAGCGCACAGTGGTCAAAGCGTTTTGCAGGATTTTACAAGTATACTGCAAAACCATCTGCTATTCAACTAACCGGAGCACCTCACCCACTGCAAACACAAGTCCTATACGACTGGACTGTGGCAGGTACCACCGTACAAGACTTAGCCAATTTTGTAAAACAAAAGTATTCGGTAAGTGATCGCTTAGCCAGCAAATTGGTTATTTTAATAGACGGAGTACCTATTGCACAAGACCGTTGGGACTCCACTGTGTTGTGTGAAGGTCAAACGGTTGCATACAAGTGTGTGGCCACAGGTCGTAACGCTACACGACTACTGTTAACACTAGCTGTTATTGTGGTATCTATTAAGTTTGGCCCCCAAGCTGGTCAAGCATTAGCAGGAGTCGGTGCAAGTGCAACTACTATTGCAGCGTACACTGCTCCAGCTAGCATGGCAATTAACATGGCCGGCATGGCATTAGTAAACGCTATTGCGCCTGTGCGTATGCCGGGTCAAAATGCTGACCCTGGCAGCGCAGCAGGCCTAAACTTGTTTACGGGTGCTAGCAATCAGGCAAGTCGTTTTGGCGCAATTCCCGTGGTGCTGGGAAAAATGCGCGTTACAGGCGTACTTGGTGCCACTCCTTATGTGGATACTCTAACTGACACAAGCTTGTTAAACTTGTTAATTGTGTGGGGCTACGGTCCACTAAAAGTAGACGATATTTGTGTGGGCACAAACCCAATCAGCAACTACTACAACAAAAAAGATGATGCTGACCTAGAATTTGCACAAGATATTCCACTGCCTGTTACATTATACGGTAACGCAACCGATCCAGGTAGCGCTGCAGAAATTGCATTCAACAAATTGTACGGCCGTGATGTTGAACAGCAGCAAGTTAATATTCAGCTTGTAAACAACTCTGAAGATGGTAATCCTTGGCAAGAAGTAGCTTTTGCACAAGACAATACCACAGCAGTTGACTTAGCTTTTACTTTTCCAGAAGGCATGCGTCAACTGGTAATCAGCGGAGATGCCGCAGGTGCTATACAGCAAGCCACAGCAGCAGTTGAAATTCAACTACGTAAGAAAAAATCTGATGGAACTTGGCCAGCCTGGGCTCCTAGACCAAGCTATGCTTTTGGTGACTATAGTGCACAAACACCCAACTCTGTGGCCTATAGTGACATATTACTTCCTATTCCTGATAGATTTAGTACTCAAGAAGGCATCTACAAAACTTTAACTCAACGACACGTGTATGCACTAAGCGACACCGGTACAATAGTTAAGTTTAGTGGTGCGGTAGCCGATGACTATACTAGTATAAGCGCCGAACTATTAGCAGAATATAAATCTGGCAGCTATGCTGGATTAGCTGGCAATGATGCTGATCAAACAACTTATACCATAAATCCAGTATTACCCTTAAACGGATATAAAAAAATATGTACTGTAATACAGCAAGGCGGTAGTTTATTTAGTATAGAAAACCACCTGTCTTCGTATACCGGTTACTACGGGCTTGAAGCTACCGCTACTCAACTAAATATATTTAATAGCTATAGTGGAGGAGACGAAGGAGGTAATTTTTATCTCGTAAATAACGGTATAAAAGTAGAAATTAAAAGTGGTGCAATATACGCACTAACTAGTAATCAACCTGTAGCAGGTCAGTCTGTTGTTGTGTTTAATCGCAGCAATCTTACAACTTATGGAGCAGTTGCAGCCAACAGTGACAGAGCTTGGTCTAAATTCTTGCAAGAAAACGCAGTATGGTCACCAGGGTCTAGCCCTACATTTGATATGACTGTAAATGTAGAGTTTCCATATACTGGATACTACCATGTTGAAGCCAGTGCAGACGATGAAGGCACTGTGTACGTAGACAACCGCCAAGTTGTTGGAATACCAATTCCTGGATTTGCAAGCACCGTTAGTAACTTAGTGTATTTAGAGGCAGGTACTTATCCTGTTAGAGTTTTTGCAAAAAATAGTGGTGGTCCGGCCGGAATAGCTTGTACTATTACTTTTAATGAAAACGGTGGCCTAAATAATCTACCAACGCCAGACACTATTTTGGTATTTGGTACTCCTGGATTTTATCACAAACGCAAAGATGCTTTTAACTTTGTTTACAAGATCAAAAACTTGCCACAAGGATTTTACGAAGCACGAGTACGTCGTGTAAATGACGATGTAACAGAGCCCGAAAGTTCTCTGAGAAATTATAATAAGGTTGCACTACTAAGTGCTACAGCCTATGGTAATGCAATTGACCCGATTACTAACCTGCCGCAGGGGCCAATTAATAAAATACCAAACACTAACTTAGCAAAAACAGCTATACGTATACAAAGTACCAGCAAAGCCAACGGTAGTATTGATGGTGTAAATGCCTTAGTACAAACCATATGCCCAGACTGGGATCAGTATATGGGGTGGACTCCCAAAGCTACAAGTAATCCTGCTAGTTTATTTGTTTATGTACTAACACATCCTGGCAATGCTTACCGCATTAAAGCACAGGATGTTGAGTCTCAAATAGACTTACCAACAATACAAAATTGGCATGGGTACTGTAAAAATCGCAAGTTTGAGTTTAATAGCGTAATTACGCAAACTCAAAGCGTAATGGACGTATTACGAGATATTTGTGCAGCAGGTAAAGCTAGTCCAAGTTATGTTGATGGTAAGTGGACTGTTGTGGTTGACCAAGCTCGTCCATATGTTACACAGCATTTTACACCTCACAATAGTTGGGGCTTTGAATCTACCAAATTACTACCAAGGCTGCCGGACGCGTTCCGCGTTACTTTTGCTAACAGCGACAAAGCCTATCAAGCAGATGAAATTTTAGTATTTAATTTTGGCAAAACCAAAGCCACAGCAGAAGTATTCGAAGAACTTAGTCTGCCTGGTGTAACCAACGCCAAGCAAGCAAAACACCTAGCCCGTTGGCACTTAGCACAAACAAAGTTACGTCCTGAAGTCTATACTCTTAACGTAGATTTTGAGTACTTGGTGTGTAACCGCGGAGACCTAGTGCGTGTAGCTCATGATGTGCCTCTTTGGGGTACCGGCACAGGACGTATTGTAAGTGTTAGTGGAAGCACTATAACACTAAGTGAGCCAGTTTATCTAACTACTGGCACACAGTATCAGATACGTATTCGTACTAATTCACCATCAACTCTGCCTGGTTCAGAAAATAGTGAAACATATTTTCTAAATCCAATCAGTGCTTCCGGAACATACACTACTCTTACAGCCAGCCAGGCTTTTGGCGATGCTGTGGAATCGGATAACCTGTATATGTTAGGTGAAATAGGAAAAGAATCTCAAGAACTTGTGGTACTATCCATAGAGCCCAGCGATAATACCAGCGCACGTTTAACACTAACAGACTACAGTCCAGAAATTTATACCATAAACATGAATTCGGACGACGATCTTCCAAGCTTTGATCCTAACATTAGTGGTGGCAGCAATCAATCTGTGCTGAATACTATCACACAGGCACCCGTTATTGTTGGAGCCAGCAGCGGCAGTAGCCTAGCCGAAGAAATTGCCACTGGAACGTTTCAAAACGTATTGTTAATAAGTTTTGGTAATGTACCAGCATTAAGCGAAGCAGCGCAAAAAATTCAAGTTCAAGTTGTGCTTGGCGACAGCGACTTTAGTTCTGGAAGCTTATTTGGTACTTACCTGCTGGATAAATCCACAGGCAGCTTAAGTTTAACAGGCCTAAAGACTCTTACTATTTACAAAATTCGTGCACGTTATATAAATGCAACAGGCTCTATAAGTGGACCTTGGAGTCCTATCTTCTACACTACTTCCACAGGTAAGGTAGACAACGACTATATTGTGGACTCGCTGATAGTCGAGCTAGAAGATATATTTATTACTGCAATACCTGCTACCACACTGGATAAACCAGCAGACTTTAAAACTTTTGAGTACAGGTTGTACAAAGACACTGGCAACGAAGATTTCTGGGAACTTGATCCAGCCACTAATGGAATCCTTGTAGTACAAACAACCGATGTTGCAAGGTTTAACTTGTTAAACGTACCACAACCAAGAATTTCTACTGCGGGTATAACATATCGAGTAGCATGCAGAGCCTTGGATAACAACAACAACTATAGCGCACAAAGTGCTTTGGGTACAATAGTTATTGCAACTATTAAATGAAAGAGATAATATGACAACATCAGCTGTGCTATCGCCAGGGATTAAATCCCTGCACCTTAGCTTAGATACTCCTGTTGACCCCGTTACCGGAAAGGTCCGTCGTGACCTTTCTGGTATTCGTGTTTGGTATTCTACACAAAGCGGATTCAATCCCAATAATAGTGAAGGAACCCAAGCTTTCAACGGTCTCAGTTCAGATATCACTATCAGTAACTTATTGGAAAGTACTCAGTACTTTGTTAGATACGCATTTATTAGTGCTATAGACCCTACTGTTTACACAATCTCACCACAGCTATCGGCACTAACTTACGACGAAAACGTTAGCGTTTATGGAAACCTAACTAATCCAAGTAGTATAATTCAAACAAATAATGCTGGAACTAATGGTGATTATACTGTAGCAGGCGGCGTATTCAAAGTATACAAGTACAGTACTGAAGTTACTGGTATGGGGGTTGAGTATGCGCTAGAAAGTGGCACTATAGTAGGTGGCCTGGCAGTAAGCATTAATCCAAATACTGGAGCATACGCTGTAACTGGCTTAACTGATGACTATGGTTCAGTTATCTTGTCTGCTACATATGACGGCGTTACTATTCAAACCACACTGGTAGTAATTAAAGCTCGTGCTGGTGTGGACGGTACTAATGCGCAGCTATTAACAATTAATGCTGAAGGCACAGCCTTTGTGTTTAAAGATGCAGCAGCTAGCTCCAGCGACACTGCTAAACTAACGCTAATTGCCAACCTTAAAAATGTAACTGGCACAGTAACCTGGACAGCAACCGCTTTTAATGTTAATAATGTAAGTTTAGGTCCTATTACTTTTACCCAAACAGGTAACGCAATTGATATTAGTGCACAACAATTTAATCCACCCGCTTATGCTAACACAGTTGCTTATGTTACGGTAACTGCTAGTCGTGTACTGCTATCAGACACAGTTACACTATATCGTATTAACAACGGCACAGATCAGATAATTCTTGAGCTTACCAACGAGTCGCATACTATTCCTGCTTATTATGACGGAACTACCGTACCTGCTAGCTATATTGGTAGTGGTACAGAAATACGTGTAAAACAAGGCAATCAATATTTAACTGTTGATAACACAGCACCATACGCGCCAGGAACTTGGACAGTTGCTGCTGCCAACGGTGTAAATATTACACCAGACACAACACCTGGTATTTTTAGCAGCTACATTAACTATGATACTCATAGTAACATGACAGCTGATCGTGCATACATTGACTATACTGTAACAGGTACCAGCCTAACTGGTGCGCCGTTTTCAATCTCACGCCGCCAAAGTTTTGCAAAGTCAGTGGCAGGTGAGCCAGGTGCAACCGCTACCCTAGTTAGATTAACTACTACTGAACTGGTCTTTATTAAGTTCAAAGACGGCACTTATAGTTCAAATAGCGTTACCGTATACGCTAACACTCAAAATATTCCTACACCAGTATTTGTATGGGACGACGGTATTAACCCACCAGTTACCAAAGACAGTACTGTAACAACCAGTGCAAATCAGTTTGTATTTAACCGTCCAGCGGAGCTGGGTGTTTACACAATCACAGTAAGTGTAACGGACAAGACTAATACCGCACTGGGTACTGCTGTGGATTCTATGTCCATTGCTTTTATTGAAGAGGGCAGTGATGCCTACACGTTTCTTTTCAAAGATCCTGTAGCACAATTGAGTGCCAATAGTCTTGGAATCGTCGAAGGCGGCGTTACCAGTGTTGTAAACCACATTATTGGAGCACAAGGTATCGCACTGCTAGTGCCTGGTGTGGACATTGTATACAGCATAGACAGCACAGAAAACTGTACAGCTACATTGGGTAGCGTAACTGGAACGTGGAACCAGCAATTTACAGTTAGTGGGGCATTTTTTACAAATGCCAGCATTACGTCAGCCAGCGTAACCATCAAGTGCCAAGTGCCTGGCGGAATCTACTACTTGATGAAAACTTCCTATACAAAAGTACGCAAAGGTGAAACCGGTGCTGCCGGAGCTGCTGGAGCCAATGCCGTTTTTGCAGACTTGTTAAGTGAAGCAGATGTTGTCACCACACTAACAGACGGTACTGGATACACACTGCCTAGTGGTAATGCCCTGCAATTATACAGCGGGGGTACACTGGTTACTACGGGCGTTACTTATGGTGGCGGTGCTACTAAGAATGGTCTAACACTTGCTATTAATGCAACTGGTGCGATCACACTAAGTGGTGCTGCTTGGACCAGCAATCAAGAAACTTTTAACGTAACAGCAACACTTGCTGGCACAGCTTATACTGCAATCTATACAATTGCAAAATCAAAAGCCGGTAGCGATGCCGTGTTTGTAGACTTGTTAAGTGAAGCAGAAGTGGTTAACAGCGCAGCTGATGGTACTGGATACACCCTACCAACTGGCAATAGCATGCGCCTATTCAAAGGCGGTGTGCAAGTAACTAGTGGAGTCACCTACAGTGGCGGTGCCTCACAGAATGGCTTAACACTGGCAATTAATAGCAGCACTGGAGCAATCACACTGAGTGGTGCAGCCTGGACTAGCACCAAAGAAACATTTACATTAACTGCTACTTACAGTGGTGTAGCGTATACCTATACCTACAAGATTACCAAAGCTCGTCAAGGAACCACAGGTACACCAGGTACACCTGGAACTAATGGAACCAACGGTACTAATGGTACTAATGGTACTAATGGTGTAAACGCAGTAAAGTCCACAAGTGGTTATATTTACTATACTAGTTCAATTGCCAGTAATCCAGGTACCCCAAGTGCCAGTAGTTTTAACTTTACCAACGGTAGTTTTACAGGTCTAACTGCTGGCTGGAGCACTACCATTACCATGACAGGTAACGGAACTTACTGGGCAACACGTTATGTGGTAACAGAATCAGCCTTTGGCACTAACACCGGAACACCTAGCTTTGGTACGCCTTTTAATCACCAAAATTTTACTGGACTAGTAACTTTTACGGATCAGAGTAGCGCACTAAGTGGTTATGCTACTCAAACTTATGCTACTAATCAAGCAGATGCTTATGGTAGTTATTACGGTAACTATTACGCTAACGCTGTTAAAAACGGACTAGCAGGTCAAGGGTATACAGCTATTCATGGCGGCAACATTAGTACTGGTACTTTAACAGTTGACAGAATCTCTGCTAACACAACCACAACCCAGTCTGGACTTACGTTTGGTTTTGGTATAGGTTCAGCCCTTTCTGGTATTGCGTCTGCTGGATTCTTTAAAAGCAATCTTGGTACAGCAGTAGGCTTGGGCGCGTATGCGAACTATGCTCCTGCACTTGCAGCAGTTACATCTAGCGTTAGCAATGCCGCTGCACTATTTTCAAACACATACGGTAATTTTGACAGTGTGTCTGCATTTCATGTTGTAGTAGGTGCTTCTATAGGTCATGGTGCCTCTCAAACAGGTTTCTTTACTCAGCGAAGAAGCCCAAACGTTACCAACGCCTCAGAAACCGACCCTAATAATGGTACTAGTGCGTATGCTAAATTAGCTTTTATAGATCCTAATGGTGGGGGTTTTGCTTGGGGTGGTAAAATAATGACTACTAATCCTAATGGCACAGATTTGCGAGGCATTACTATTGGTGGTACTGGAACTTATGGTGCAACGGCCTTGGGAGGTTTTGCTCCGTTTACAGGCTGTCATGACGGTTTACTTGATAAGGAAGTAAATATTTTACCAGGAGATATTTTAGTAGATACGGGTACAATTATTGCTAAAGAGGGTGTTGGAGATACTATAACACAAGTAGAGATTAGCTCATCGGCTAATCAAAAGGGTGTTATCGGAATATACGTAGATAAAAACACAGAAATTCCACATATTTTAAAAACTGCTACTACACGTGAAATTGTGGAAAACGGTAGTACCGTAGAAGTAGTAGACTATGAACTAGATCCAGAATATACCACTGTTGTACTAACCCACGACTTTGTTGCAATAAACTCACTTGGCGAAGGTCAAATTAACGTATGTGGTGAAGCTGGCACAATTGAACTTGGTGACTTAATTGTTACTAGCTCTGTACCCGGCAAAGGTATGCGACAAAGCGACGACATTGTGCGATCAACTACAGTTGCCAAAGCTCGTGAAACTGTTACGTTTGATTCACCAACCCAAGTCAAACAAATAGCTTGCATTTACCTGTGCGGCTAACACCAAACTTAAAAATACCTGTCCAATGGGCAGGTATTTTTTTGTGTTGACAGTTATATGCCTCTGTGCTATAATATACCAAAAT